GGGCATTGTATGGCTTCCAATAATTCAGAGCTTCTCCCTATCTTGAAGGCACTGCGGGAGTATATCGTTAAGGAATATGGGGTGAATTATCCTCCTCATGTTCGTGGCGAAGATGCATCCCAGAAAGCATTGCCCGATGATTGGGTGGGCAAATTAGAACCTCTGAGTGGCGGTGATACGGTAGGACGTTCTCAGCATGGCTCGCAGGGAACGAAGTCTACTAAAGCTGGCTCTCAGGGAACAGACCCATACATTCATAAGAGTGAGTTTGAGGCGATGTTGCGAGACTTCTCCAAGCACTTTGTGGATGGAGAACCTGTACAGGCTGGCGGACCACGGTCTGATGGCATGCATGGAGCCGGGGGATATAATTATCCCGGTGATTCTCGACGGATCCCAACGGGTCTAGAGAAAAATGATCATGAAGATGATTTTGAAGATGGTTCCATGAATGGAAATGACCTAGAAGATGATGTTGAAGATGTCGAGGAAGAAGAAGAAGACATGGACGACATGGAAACTGAAGATGGTGACGAAGACATGGACGAGATGAATAAGAACTACATGGCTCGTAGCTCCGATGGTATCAATGGTCTTCTGAAAGACATCAAAGGGTTGTTAAGTTCTCGCCAACAGGATAAGCAGCAGTATGCTGAACTTTCTGGTGAGATCAATGATCTTAAGAAATCCGTCCAGAAAGATGTTAAAGATGGTATCCGTAAGGGGCTGAAGAGTTTTAACTTGAATCCTTCTCACGGTGACATGGCTACTCGCACTGACATCTATGCTGAAAGGGGTTCACAATTTGGTGTTCCTTCTCCCACTGATATGCCTGACCAGCGTATTGGGGTGGAAGGGGAATCGTTCCAGAAGTCTAATGAAGAGTCCAATGCTGATGAGTTTGTCAGTGGCATTGAACAGATTGTTCAACAGACGGACACCAATGACCTCCGAGGTCACTTCAAACTGGTCAATGGAATGCGTAACCAGACTGGGGAATTGACCCCTCAGACCCTGTATTACTATCCACGACCTTCAAATGGGAGGTCTAACTAATGGCTGATCTTAGCATAGCGCAGTATATATCGTCTGCGGAGAGAAATCTGCGTAGCTCACTGATGCCGCCTGGGTATTTTGCTAAGCAAACTTACCTGCAGGTATCGGATGTGTTCACGGCGACCTACGGACGTAAAGTCTGGGACGCTTTGAATAACCAGACGAGATTTTGGAACATTCTTCGGAAGGTTCAATGGGGGCCAACGACTGGTTGGCGTTTGCGGTCTGACAGGGGTGATAGTCGTTCCCGTCCCGTAACGGAAACTGGTTCTCTGCCTACCGTTGACGTGTCCAACTACGTCAATGTGGACTCTGCTCCACGTATCGTAGCTACGGACTTTGGTGTTTCACTCAAGTCCCAGATCATGAGCGGTCTGGAAGGTGGCATGGGGGACAACCTGGCAGTTGAGCAGGAAGCTGCTGCTAGGGACCACATTAAAGAGTTGAATCAGGAACTCCTGCTTCGCTCGATGACCATCTGCTCGACGGCTGGTGCTTCTGGTACTGGTGAGGTTATCTCAGTAGGTAACACCCTTCGTGTTGGTGACACTTTCGGTGGCACTACCATCGGTGATACCGCTCTTACGTACTCTGGCCTTGATGCTCAGAGTGATGCTACCTGGACTGGTGGTGGATCTTTGACTGATGGCGAGATTGTATATGTGAAGAGCCGTGCTGGCTTCACTTCTCTTGACGACATTGTCGAACAAGATGCTCGTGTTGTAGCTGGTGTGACTGTTACTAACGGTGTGGATGTCTATAATCAGGCTACCCGTGCTGCTGGTGGACACGTTTCGGCTGCTACGGTCTTGGGCAATAGTGGTACTGGTCGGAACTTGACTTTGTCTCTTCTAGACCAAGCCATTCGTGAGGTCCGTGTAAACGGTGCTGATCCTGACGTAATCCTAATGGGTTATGACCAGTTCGATCGGCTGTCTTCACTGCTGCAAGCTCAGCAACGGTATCTGGACTGGGGCGAGTTCGTTGTCAAAGTAGGCGACGAATCCACCCTCCCAGGTTCACACGCTGGCTTCCAGGTGGCTACCTATAGGGGTATCCCCGTAATAGTGGATCCTGATTGCCAGGGTGCCTTTACTGCGGCGGATGGCAACCTTGGTAGCAATGTATATGTCATGGATACACGGTACTTGGAACTCGCTATTGCTGCTCCTACGCAGTATATCGACAACCGAGACTTCTTCCAGGCTAATGCATTCGTCCTTCGTGGACTGTTCTACACCATTGGTGAATTACGGTCTTTGCGTTTGGATGCACACGCCAAAATTACTGACTTGAACGCTTAGTTTAGGTTAGTCGCTACTATCTAGTCACGGAGTGAGG